AATTGTCATTTGAAGGTTCTCCTTCATTTGGTTGCTCATCATGTGGTTTGTCTTGAAAATTGTCCCTTTTTGATAAATCTCCATTTGACGGGCACGGAACTCCGTGTCATACTCCTTGATGCGCTTTTGGAACATCTGTACTTCCTGTTGGTCGAGAATGTAGTTGTTTCGCAATTCACGAGCGTCAGCCGCCAAAAAGTGTCTCTTTTGTCCAAGGCGCACGGATTCGTACTCCATACCCGAAATGTGCATTCGCTTTTCGTTTTTGGCTCGTGCCACCATCGCATTGTTGATAGCGTTCTCAATTTGGATTTGCGAATAGCCCATCTGCGCTTGAATCTGTTGAATTGACATTCCATTGGCATACGCCTGAGCAACCCTGTCTCGAGCCGCCGCATTCATAATGTTGGCTTGGATTTGGTCCTTGATTGCCTTAGTCGTCATGTTGTTGCGTTGTCCCACTTGACCTGCAACAATCATGTGCGTCTGCATAGCGACCGAAAGCATCCGATATGTGAACGCCGCTTGGAGAAGTCCACTTGCATGTTCAAAACCAACACCTGCCATCTCCATGAACATTGCACCACGCTCACCGAGGAATGTTTCAAGGACACGGTTTCGCATCTGTGCAAACATAAACTCGGCTTTCGCCGCCTGCAAGGTCGCAGGGATAAGCAATTCACCTGTTAGAGCCGCTTGACGCTCAATAGCGTTGTTGTACCTTTGGAGGTCAAACGCCGCTGACTTCGTGAATTGTGAAAACTCTTCTGTTGCTGAACCGCTTGAATCCATAACCATTGTTTGGATTTGCCCCACACGGTTGTAGTTCTCCATCAACTTCAAAAATCGTACATAGTGATGCGACCCTGCAATGGCGATAGCAATGTTGTTCTTTTCAAGGGAAGTCAAATTGTCCCAACTGCGCCCGTACTGGTCGGTTTGTGTTTTCAACTGGGTCATGATGTCCATGAGCCCACGCATGTTTCCTTGCTCGTCTTTGACAAGCACACCATGCTCGGCTAACAGTGCGTTGTTATCACTTCTGTCCGAGGCGATACGGGCAAGCATCATCTTGATGGCACGACCTGATTTACCCTGTTCTTCACCCTGCTCAATCAAGGCGGCGGAAAGGGCTACCTGCTCGGACATTTCCATGTTGGCAAGTTGAGCGGAGGCGGCGTACTGGCTCATTGACATGGTGATTCCTTGGATGGTTGCACCAGTTTTGTTTTCAGCCTCGTTGAGCATATCCACAAACTTCACGGTGTTTCCAAGCACCACTTGACGCTTCAATTCCTCGTTGCCTGCTTCCCTTGCGAGCCTTTCGGCTCCTTCATACATGAAGTTGGTCTGCATTTGCAGTTGCATGAGGTTTTTCATGGCAACATCGGTGTCCATCATACCGACCGCACCAAGCAACATAGCACCCTGCGTTGCGGCGACCCCTGCTTCCTTGCCACCAAGGACAGGAGAAAGTTGTTGCATCTGTGCGCCCGATTCAATGGATTGCTGAGCGGAAGTACCGAATGCCAAACCAGTTTGAATCAGTTGATTCTCGAGTTCAATCGCCGCATCCATGTTTTCGTCGAAAAACTTACGGAAGTGGATTTTTGCAGTCTCAACCTCCATGGCGGCGTCCACCATGGCGTCAGCCCATGTGTTCCACGCATCAAACATCTCACCTAAGCCTTCGGTGATTGACTCAATCGAGTCAAGGTACACCGATTCCATGATGGTTGAAGCGGCTCGTGAATCGGAAATTAGATTGTCCACTTGGGTTTGAGCGAGCACGGTAAAGAAGACTCTTGCACCACCCATCTTTGCCATTCACTCACCCCCTTCTTTGATTTCGTCTTGCGACAGCACTCTTGGCTCTGTTCCGTAAGTTGCCACCGCCTTTTTTACTCTTTTTCTTGTTTGACTTCTCGGCTTGCTCTGCGATTCTATCACAGATTTCACCAACGACCGCAATGTCAATTTGCATTCGGGACATGCCATGAACAGGGTCAGCCCAAGCCTCAGCAAAAACATGAGGCGGTGTTCCCTTAAGCGTTGCACATACTACTGCTAAAGCGTTCACCGTTTGCCCAAAGGGACAGAATCCTCCGTGTTATCGCCACGGATGAAGGGAAGCATAGGAATGATTTCCTCGCTTTTGAGCAGGTTATAATCGCACTTGCCTCCGTCTTCAAAATCCATGACACACAGGGGGATAAGGTGAGCAATTTGCGCTGTCAAACCACCTCCCAAGTCTTCAATGACATTCCAAAACTCCTCGGACTGTTCATCTGTCCATTGGGACATATCAGGTCCGAAGTGTCGGCACTTACGCATCGCTGTTGCGTGAATACCCTCGATTTTCAATTTTTCAAGTCCCGATGCTTGGCGCACCCAAACTTTCGTTCCGTCTTCAAGGTCAAACAATCTCTTGCTAATTGGCATTTCTTTCACTTCTCTTTTCTATACTGTACTGTCCCATCATGGGCTAAACTTCAAAATCACACAGACCCACTTTCCAGTCTGTGCGTTGCGAGAACACTGCATGTTGGTCAACATTGCTCCATCGGCTGCTCCCAGTGCTGTTGCGAGTGCATCTGCGGCGGCGACCATTGTGTTGCCTTCACCGCTTACATCGTTCCACGCAGGCATCAATCATCACTCCTCTGCCTTTGCCTTTCCTTTCGGCTTAGTGGTCTTGGATTTTGATTTCTTGGCAGGAGCCTTTTTCTCTGTCTCCGCCTTCGCCTTTGCCTTGGCTTCTGTTTCTTCCCGAATTGCTTTGAGTTCAGCCTCAATTTCAGCATCAAGAAGTGCCTTAAGACGGGCAGGGCGACCGCCACTTCGCTTGTGAAGTTTCTTCTTAAGGTCCATTTCGGACTTGCGAGATGCACCACGGATAGAAGGGTCTTTGGCGTTGTATTTGTTGCTTTTTGCCACCTAATCACCTCAAGCAAGAACGTTCGTTGCATCCGTTGTCGTCCAAACTGCATCTGCCATTGCTCCTTCGGTTTCATCAAACAGCGCATAGAAACTCATGCTCAGGGTTTGCGTATCACGACCGCTCACATTCGTTTCGGGTGCTTCGTACTGCAACTTGTAGATGTTAAGGACGAGGGATTCGTTGGTTGCGCCAACAAACTTAAGGCTCAAAGCAGGGTTTGTGCCAGTACCGTCCACAAGCAAACCATCGGACAACTCATCGTAAAATGGTGCATCACGAAGGTCGGCAGTGTTGGTGTGAAGGGTACGGTTGAACTCGATTGTCCCAGTGATTTCACGCAAGGTGGGCGGTGGGGCACGGGTGCAAGTTTGGGATGCCAAAGCATAGGAATTGTCAGTGTCTCGGTTTAGGCTGAAACTGATTTCAACGGACTTCACAAACTCGGAATAGTTCGTGCCCGAAAGTTTCTTTTCAAAATTGACGGTCACATCTTTGAAGTAAAATGCATCGTTGGAATGAAGGTCGCTTGCGCTTGGTGCGGCGAGGGCAAAACCACCAGTGGCATGTGCCCCAGTGTTGTCTTCTCCTGCACCAGTGAATGATGCGGAAAGCATGACATACTCGTTGATGTTTGCTCCGATGGACAACTCATCAACAACTTGCCCAAGGTATCGGTGTTCTCGTCCATCACGACCAACTGCGACCGTAAAGGATGGGTAGTTTGCTTCATCGGAAGTCTCGCTTAGGGTGTTGGTGTAAGGTGCGCCCGAGCCAGAGTGGCTGTTTGTACCAAAGACAGCACCGATAAGACGCCCACAAAACTCGTCCCCTTGAAGGGCACAGGAAACATCTCCGCTTGCCATGTATGTACCGACAACGGACTTGCGCTTCCCATAGCGTGTGATGTCTTCACGGTCAAGGAGTTCAAACTGTTGGCTCATGGATTCTTCGTCCACTTCACCGTAGATGTAGGTTGGCGAACCTGGAGTTGCACCGTAATTCGTTTCTTTGATTAGAGCCACATATCGGGAGGCTAAGTTTGCCATGAGAAACCCTCTATTTGTTTCTATGAGCCACAGGGTATATGAAACCGCTTATCGCATCAACATTTTCTCTCTTCGCTCGTAGTTGAAGTTGAGACGGTGTACGCAAACCTGTTCGTCCGAATCCAGTTTAGCGTCAAAGGTCGCTGTGTACCCTGTGAGATTGTCAAGTGTGGCATTCAGCCCAGTTGATGTGTAAATCTCATCAAAAACATCTCCTGCAATGCGAAGCCCAAAGCGATATGCGTTCTCGTAGTCAGTGCCCTTGGTGGTGATGAAAACTTGAACCGTGTACCTGTTGTCAATGCTTGTCCCGCTCATTGCTGAAAACTCGGGTGAATCAATTGACATGAGAATCACATGGATGGTGGGTGGGGATAGGCGTACAATCATTTGTGATGAAAGGTCGT